TTTGAGCAAAGCATAGCAGAGCAGACGGAACAGCTTATGCGTGCAGGTCGGATAAATCAGCTTGCAAACGCTATATATGAAGCGGCAACGGCTTCTAATGACGATACCTACGTAGAGATAGTATCAAGGCAGAAGCTGAATAAAGCCGAGGCGGCAAATCTGCAAACCGAAAGTGTAGAAGTAGAGCAGAAGAACAAAAATAATCAAATTACCTTCTATAAAGACGGTGAAAAAATCACGATGAACGTTTCACGTGAGATATTCCTCGGTTTTGAAGCGTTAACCAAGCCGACCTATGAATTTGACAGCACCATTCTAAATCTAGCCGCAAAAGCGAACAGAGGTTTCAAAAAACTCGTAACCTCGTATAATCCCGCATTCGCCGCACGCAACATTATTCGTGATGCACAGGACGCAGGATTAAACTCTAAGCATCCGGCATTACTTGCAAAGAACGTAGGCGTGGCGATAGCTCAGATGCTCAAAAACTCTGATAAATGGCAGCTTTACCGTGCTTACGGTGGTTGGAGCTCAACCGTATTTGATGCAAACGGATTTAACGGTGAGATAAATTCACGTGGATTTGACGAGCTTAGAAAGCTCCTAGACATCAAGGATGGAGTATCTATTAAAGACGTTTTGATGGTGCTTCCTAAAGCGGGCAAGGATATTCTGATTGGTATTGAGAACGTTAACGCTTTCGTTGAGCAGATAACGAGATTTGCTGAATTCCTAGCTTCAATAGAGGCTGGTGACTCGGTTGAAACGGCTATATACAACAGTGCCGAGGTAACGACCAACTTCGGAAGACGAGGACGGATTACCAAGGTTCTAAACGCTACGTTTATTCCTTTCCTTAACCCTGCTATACAAGGCTTTGATAAAATGTTCCGCAACGTAAAGGATGCCGTCACTGGTGAGCATATAGTCAGAGCAATTGCTACGTTGCTCGCAAAGGCTACTATTATAGGCATAGTGCCTATGATTATAAATATGCTTATGTATTCTGATGACGAGGATTATGAGGAGCTTCGGGAAGAGGATAAGGAGAACAACTTCCTTGTAAAGCTTCCTAACGGAACGTTTATCAAAATCCCCCGTGGAAGAGTTGCAAGCGTTATAGGCGGTGCGGTTAACAGAACCGTCAGAGTGGCTAACGGCAAGGATGCGGATATTGAGGGATATTTTGAAAACGTTATATCTCAGGTAACACCTATAGAGAACTTCTCTCGCTCTATACTTTCACCGTTCTCTGACGTTGCCAATAATACCACGTGGTACGGCACTGAGATTGAGGGCAGACAGTTTGAAAACACTCCTCCGAAAGACCGATATGACGAGAGTACAAGCACTATTGCAGTAGCCATAGGGCAGAAGATAAACCGTTCTCCCAAAAAGATTCATTACCTGCTTGACCAATATTTAGGCGTTATAGGCGATTTCGTTCTGCCTGCTACTACGCCAAAGGCTGAGGTGAAGGAACTAAGCTGGTTTACGGGCAACTTCACTATTGACCCAGCAACCTCAAATAAGCTCTCTGCTGATTTTTACGAAATTTACGAAAAAGCACAGTATGCAAAGACTGCCGGTGACGACACGGCAATTTATCAGGTGCGGTATCTCAACAAGGTAAAGGATGCGGTAAGCGAGATGTATAAGCAGATAAGTGAGATACAGAATTCCAATCTATCAAGTGCGGAGAAGCTACAGCAAACGAGGGTGATTCGTATACTGATAAACGAAGCGTACAGAACTGCAAAGCAGGATTTTGGACTTTATACAAAAGCCATAGAAGCTACGGCATCCATAAAGCTACCCAAGGATGTAAGCGAGCAGACATTCCAAAACGTGCGTTTCACCGAGGCTACAAGGCTTATGTACGGGGCAAAAAAAGCTCTTTCGGAGTATGACGAAAAGGTATACGGAAAGTCTACACTCTTCAATAAGGCAGGACTTAGCTACGACGATTATTATTCGTATTACTTCACTACGAGATGGTTTGACAGCGATAAGGACAAGAACGGTGAAACAGTTTCGGGAAGTAAGCGGAAAAAGATTGTTACTGCAATAAATTCTCTGAAAATTTCAAGGAATGAAAAGCTGTTGTTGATTGCATCGAATGGATATAGCCTAAGCGACAAGGATAAAAAACAACTCTTGCAATATATCTTCAAGCAGAAAATGACGAAAGCGGAAAAGCAGGAATTAGCCGAGGAGTGCGGATTTAAGGTAAAAAACGGCAAAATAATCCTTAAATAGCTTCAATATTGCGACTAAAAGCTATTTAGTTTGTGCTAATATAGAAGCGGAGGATTTATATATGCTGGAAATAAAACCTATTGAGCAGGCGGAGATAACTCGGCTTATCTGCCCGTCTTGCAAGGAAAAGGTCCCACGTGTTGGATTGCTTAAAGGCAGTAAGATTAGCGGATTGTCCTTTAAGTGCAGAAAATGCGGGAAAATATGGGAAGCAAAAACCGAATAATAACAGTGCCAAAATCCATAGAGATAGAGCCATATTCACCGATAAGGGTGGTATGGCTCTTTTCTTATCATTTTAGCGGAAAGGAGGAACCGCAATGAAGAAAGTCAGCAACGGATGTGCTACAAATAAGGGCGGAATAATTAACGCTCCGAAATCGGCGGGCAAGGATTCGCCACGTGCTACAAAAGTCAGCGGCACCGACCTGCGTACAAGCAAGAAATCCAAGTAAATAACAAATCCATAGGAGGACAATGAAATGGAAGAGAACGATATGCTCGAAAATGAGAACACCTATGCGGAAGAAGCACCGGCAGAGGAGCTCGATTACGATGAAGAGGGCAATATCATAATCCCGGATGATGAGGACGATTTTTCAGACGAAGAAGAGTCCGAAGAACTTGAGGAGAACGAATCCGAGGAAGAAGTCCCGGAGAACGAAAATGCTGAAGAAGAAAACAGCTTTGACGAAAAGGACGCTCGTATAAAAGAGCTTGAAAAGCTGGTGAAGGAATACGAGCTACAGGGTAAGGATACGTTGCAAAAGCTCGGTGTAAAATCCGATAACGTTTTAGACGGACTTATCCGACTCGCTGCCGAGGCTGAGGAGCAGTCACCTGAAGAATACAAAAAGAATCGGGACGAAAATCTTCGCCTTGAGGAAGCTAAAAAACTACTTGCTAATATGGAGTATGCCCAGCAAGCTAAAGAGGACCTGGCAGAAATTCAGTCACTATTCCCGGAGGCAAAGGAGTATAAGACTATAAAAGATATTCCCAATCTGCAAAAATTCGCTAAATTCAGAGATTTGGGGCTGTCGGCAAAAGAGGCTTATTCCGCCGCAAATCCCGAGGGAATACGTAAAAGCGTAGCCGCAGTGACTAAAAGGCAGTCCTTGAATGACAATAAGGCACATCTTCGCTCGGTTGTGCCAAAGGGAAGCAAGGATTCCGTAGGTTATATACCAAAGGATCAGCTTGCTATGATGCGTAGTGCATTTCCTAACAAGAGCGATAAAGAAATTTACGCAATCTATAAAAAAGTCAAATAATCATTAAAGGAGAAAAAGATGTTTTTTTTAACTAAAATTGAAAACGGAAGAACAAACGTTTCAGAACCCGAGTATCTTACCGTTACCGAGAGTCTTGCAATTACCAACGGTGAAGCACTCAAACTGACCAGCGGTAAGCTGGCAAAGTGTACGGCTACTGATGCCCCGAAGTACATAGCAGGTGCAGACCTTTCGGCAACCGATACGGATAGAATTATACCTGTTATTCGTGTTGAGTCTAATCAGGTATATTCGGCACCTATAAGTGCGGCACCCGGCTCACTGGCTGTTGGCAGTAAAGTAACACTCAATCTTGTAAGCAATGCGGCAGTTGGTGTTACGACTGTAACCACGAACGGTGTTGCAACCATCGTTTCTCTAAACGGTGCAACAAAAGCAGACGACAAGGTACTTGTCAGATTTTAATGGAGGTAAAAACAAATGGTAGTATTTTCTAAAAATTCAGGTCTAAACAATGCTACGTTCGGAAAGCTCGAAACACCTATTAAAATGATGATACAGAGCGAATCCGACGCATACGAAAAACAAAAATCTATACTTACAAAGCTCTTTAATATTGCAAAGTCTAATCGCTTCGGTGAAACTATGACGAGTCAGACCGAATTCGGTGAGTTTATGGCGGCAGGAGAAGGACAGGGTGCTGAAAACGACAGCGTTCAGGACGGCTTCAAGAAATTCATCGAGCATATTCAGTTTATGAAGGAGTTCACTATAACTGCCGAGATGGCAGAAGACTCGCTCGTTGGTATCGGTGCGGACACCGCAGCACGCCCCAAGGCTTTCGTTCGTGCATACGAAAAAACTAAGATTGCTGCTGGTGCAGCTATTCTTGCCAACGGCACGAAGAGTACTCATACCTTTAATCGTGCTACTGTAGATATTACTTGCTGTGACGGTAAGCCTGTTTTCAACAACGCTCACCCCTATAAAAAGGCTGAGAACAAGTCCAAATCACAGTCTAACTATTTTTACGGCAAGGGTATTGCTTCCGATGCATCACAGCTTGAACTTGCTCTGACGATTCTTGCCAATAAGCTCCGCAACTTCAAGGACGAGGACCTCAAATCTCTTGAATACGTTGCAAACGTTATAATTATTCCCACCAACCGTCCGAAGCTTGAAGCACTCGTTAAAAAGGTCGTAGGTTCGGAGAGAACACCCGGCACTAATGATAACGATATAAACATTCAGTACGGTAACTGGGATATCGTAGTTCTTCCTCATTGGGAAACTACCGACGACAGATTTATCATTATGTCCTCCGAGGCAAATGAAAATCTTCAGGGTAATATGTTCTTCAACAGAGTTCCCTTGACCGTTACCGACTGGGAAGACCACCACACAGGCAACTTCATTTGGACGGGTCGTACCAGATTCGGTCTTGGCTTCAATTCTTGGAAGCATATGCTCCTTGCGGTAGATTCTGATACCGCAGTATCGGGAGCAACGGCACTTGACGATTTCCCGATTTCCACTGCTACTACATAAAATATCCTGAAAGGGACCCTGTATGAAAGTTTGTGAACTTTATAAAGAGGTCGCACAATTAGGCTTTGAAAATTCCCTTGAAAATGAAATAGGATTTTATCAAGCAGCTAACAGAGCCTTGCTTCAGGTCGCAGCCTTGCGACCTGAGGTAAAGGTTTTTGTTCTAAAGCACAAACCGCTTGAAAATAAAATCCCCACCGTATGCTATGAGCCTTGCGACAAAAAAGAAGACCTCATTTTTGAGGCTGAAAATGTTAAATCCTATTATTTTGAAGCCGATGGAACCGGCACGTGTTACTTAGAAAAATACAATGAAGCAACGGGAAATTGGGAAACAAAGAATATCATAAGCCTTGCTTCAGATAATATAAATATATTTAAGTCTTACAGAGGCTTTATTTTGGTGGATAGTGCGTATACAGATGCTCGTGTAAGGCTTCGCTTCACGGGCGAATTTTTGTATTCTGTAAAGAATGTTGCTATGTATGCGGATATATACAGCGAAAACGACAGCGATATACCTGCTTACGCTGAATATACGAGATATGATATATCATCGCTCGTTGACGATTTTCTTTCATTTGAAAGTCCTCCTATAAAAGACGATGCGACATTTGCTAAACTTGGCAAAGGTTACGATATAGAGTCTGGCAGGATAATACTCTTGCCTAACGATATAAGCGGTGTATTCCGTATTTTGTACAGACATAAGCCTACTGCTCTTAACAGTAGTAAAAATGCAGATGAGAATGATGATGACATAGATATAGGGGTTGAGCAGGCGGCTCTTCTTCCTACGCTGATAGCTTCTTACGTATGGCTTGAGGACGAGCCGGAAAAGGCACAGTATTATTATAATCTCTATAAAGAGTTAGCATATAACCTTGAAAGAAATACTAATCGTTCTGCACCGATAGCAATAACTAATAACGGGTGGTGAGAATATGGCAAAAACCGCTAAAAACCTTTTGGGAAATCGTGACGTATATAACAGATATTACGCAAACTTTCGTGGCGTAGATTTTTCCAACGATCACACGATGGTTAACCCTCAACGCTTTGCCTATCTCGTCAATATGTTCAAGGACTATCAATCTGAGCAGGGAAAGGCTATTGAAACTATACCCGGCTTTCGATTGCTGAATGGCAGCACAGTACAAAGAACTGTATTGGCTATGCACACCTACGCAACTAAGGACGGAACGCAGATACTAATACATGCTAAAAAAGACAATACGGGGTATCTATATGTCTCGTGTGTTGAAGAGGAGGACACGAATAAGCCTGCGATCGTACCCCCGAAGACTGATAACGTTTTACTTATGCAGTTAACTGTAAACATTAGCACTGAAAAAAGTTCTTCATTCCGTATAGGCAATGATTTATTAATTATTGACGGAAGCAATCTTTGGACGTATGACGGAACAGCAATTAAAGCGGTAGAACCTTATATCCCGACTACGTATGCAGACTTAGTGCCCGGTGGTGAGGTTTCGGAAAGAGAATATGAACAGGCTAATCTTCTAACTGCTCAGTTCAAAAATACATTTGTGGCAGACGGAGAAACCAAGGAATTTTATCTAAGCACTAAGGCAAACACAATAGTATCAGTTAAGAACTACGATGATTCATTTACGTGTAACGACGAGAATCTAATTAAAGATACTACTACTGGGGATATTATCGGTATTAAATTTTCAACAGCACCTGTCAAACCTCAAGACAAGAGTAAACCGGAGGGATATGCGGGTATTGAAATAACCGCAACGGCAACCGGTTCTACCCCTGACAAGATAAAGAAATGTACTATTGGTGCAGTTTTTGATAACCGTCTGTTTTTGTCAGGTAATCCAGATTATCCGAACACAATATTTTGGAGTCAAGCTAAGGACGGAGACCCTGATATAACGTATTTTGGAGAATTGAATTATGTTCAAGATGGTGTAGAGAATAACGCACCTATAACTTCGATGTTATCCGTAGCTAACAAATTAATGGTGTTGAAGACAAATGCCAAGAGTGACGGTGCAGTTTATTTTCACGCAAGAAGCGAAGTAGAAGACAATATAGTTCCTGTAACTTATCCTGCTGAACGTGGTCTAAACGGTACAGGATGTCTTGGTGCAAGCTGCAACTTTCTTGACGACCCGGTATTTATATCAAGGCTTGGCGTAGAAGCTATGGGTCAGCTTTCCGTGAGATACGAGAGAGCAATAGAACACCGCTCAAGTCTTGTTGATGCTAAATTAACCAACCTAAACCTCGAAAAAGCGGTGCTAGAAGAATGGAATGGATATTTAATAGTACTTGTTGATGGCGAAATATTTATGGCTGACAGCCGCCAAAAATATACGGACGAGCTTGGTATCGTTCAATATGAGTGGTATTATCTGAATGATATAGGCGTTTACGAAGGACAATATGAGAATTATTTTTACGCAAGCGAAATTCCTGACGCATTAAAAAACATTAGCGAATTTAACAGTTTGCAATTAGAGGTTAAAACTGGATTTGAAGGTAGACCTGTCTTATTTTCAGACAAAATAACGAGGAAACAGTCTACCGTTTCATATGACAATAAAGAAGTGAAGATTATTATACCGTATACCGAGGAAACTAACGAAGCTGGAACCAAAAAGCGCTATTTTGTGGATTGGCGTGGTGACTATATCGGTGGTACTTTTGACCCTGCGGTTGTTATAAAGGAGATTGACGGTAATCTTTTCTTCTGTACTGGGAACGGAAGTCTTTGTTGCTTTAATTTCGATGAAAGAGAAACTGAGTCTAAAGAAATACGTGCAGCGAACTACACGTTTAATAACAGGGCTATAACGAGCGGTTGTGCTACCAAAATGGATAACTGTGACGTTCCTCATCTTACTAAAAGCACGGTAAAAAAATCTATGGTAGTAAAAACCAAGACACGTTCACGCTCTGCCGCAAAAATAAAGGTGCGTACTAACAATGACCCATATAAGCAGGTTGCAAGAATCAATACTGCGTTGTTTTCATTTTTAGATATGGATTTTTCCGACTTTACCTTTGTTTTGAATGACGATAATTTATTCGTCATTAAGGAGAAAGAAAAAAAGTGGATGGAAAAGCAGATATTCATATATTCAGATGAATTCCAAGCACCTTTCGCCTTGCATTACATTGCGTACAGATATACAATAGCCGGCAGATTAAAAAACTAAACTATAGGAGGGCAGTATGGCTCTTGAATTTGAAAAAATTGAATCTAATTACATAAAAATTAATGGCATCCAAGCTCTTGCAGACCGTCCTAATTCGGCTTCAGTGTATGGTAAAGGCGGACTTTCAGCAAGCGAATTAAAAGAATGGTTTGACAAAACTTCAGTGAAATTTATAGACAATTTCAATATGCTATATGAACTGTTTGCAGGAAATCGTGTTGTCGATGGGCAAACTCTTTATATAACTGATTATATAAAGCTTTCCGGAATAAATGACATAGAAAGTTTGTCCGATTTATTAGAAGCAATAAGTACAGGTGCATTGGCATCCCTTATAATGCTTTCAATGAGTGAAACCAGTGAAAAAAAGAGTCTTCAGAACGCTATTTATGAGATTGTGCAAGATATAGCCACCGAAGTCAGTACCCGTGCTAATGCAGACGCTGCACTTGAGGGTCAAATAACTGCTGAAGCTGGAGCACGTGCTAATGCAGACGCTGCACTTGACGGTAAAATAACTGCTGAAGCTGATGCACGTACTAGTGCAGATACTGCACTTGGTCAAGGGATAGACGGTTGTGTCAAAAAAGCAGAGGTGTCAATCGAAGCACAAGATAACACTGTTGTCCGAAGAGACGGTAATGGAAATATAATAGTAAACACTCCTGCTGAAAATACCTCGAGTTTAGATAAATCCGTTGCAATTAATACAGCTTTTGCGGACAAACGCTATTTAGGAAAAATACAAGTTGCTTATAATTCACAGTCACACCTAATAACGTTTACTCAACTTGATGCCGAAGGCAATACTATGGAAACTCCGTATGATATAGATTTACCTTTGGAGAGTCTTGTAACGAATATTGATGATGTCGTAGTTGATGGTGAACGTTATTTGCAATTAACTTTACAAAACGATGATGTAAAAAATATAGCATTAAACGAGATTTTTAACGGTTTTGTTAAAACGTCTGTTAATAAATCTATCATTTACGGAAACGATGATAACGGAGACCAAACGTCTTATGCTATAGACGATATTATTCTACTTGAAAAAAGAGCGAATGACAACGGTATTGTTGGTATTGCTGCTAAAGGATTTGAGTCTAAAGATAGCACAGAATGGGTAAATCTAGGACACGAGTCAGAAGCTACTGGACTGTATTCATTTGCTGAGGGTAAATGTACACATGCTACAGGTGAAAGGTCACACGCAGAGGGTTCAAATACACGGGCAACACATACAAGCACACACGCAGAGGGTTATAACACAGAAGCTGTAAACCATGGTGCCCACGCAGAAGGCGGTTCCACTGAAGCAAGTGGTAGAGCCTCACATTCAGAGGGGGTTGGCACAAAATCAACAGGAGAAGCCGCCCACGCAGAAGGCTATGAAACTGTTGCTGATTATCGTGCTCATTCAGAGGGTGAATACACAATTGCAAGAGGTCGTGCTTCTCACGCAGGTGGCACACACACAATTGCAAGCGGTGCCTCACAAACAGCTATTGGTAAATATAACATAGAAGACCTCTATGCTTACTTCATAGTAGGTAACGGTACTGCAAGCTACCGCTCAAACGCTTTTGTTGTCAATCGAGACGGAAGAGCTATAATTGGCAAAGCTCCTGTAAATGAGATGGATGTTGTTAATAAAGGCTATGCCGACGGTCGATATGTAAAGCAAACAGATGTGTCAACCGAAGCGGAGTCTGGCGTTGTAGTGCAAAGAAACGACAGCGGCGGCATAATCGTTAGAGATAATCCTTCTTCAAACGAGGCTATCAACATAAATTTTGCCGACGGTCGATATATAAGGCAAGATGGCTTTAGCCTTGATTACGATACTAATACTCACGTATTGAGTATCGGATATAAGCTTAGTAACGGTACTACAGCTACTAAAAAAATAGACCTCGTTCTAGAGAAGTTAATTACAGGGGTAGAAGACCAAATAACCGAGGACGGTAAACTTCAAATCCGATTTGTATTCGGTGACAACGGCTATTCTGGTTGGTATAGCCTAGACGATGTGCTCAAACTGACCAGCTATGTAAAAAGATATGACACCCCAAATATACTATACGGAACCAATGCTAACGGATACCAAAAGCCTTATGCTATAGACGATATTATTCCACTTGAAAAAACATCGAATGGCGGTATAGCTGTTAAAAGAATCGCATCTGCTACAGGACTACATTCTTTTGCAGAAAATGGAAGTGCATCTGGTAAATTTGCACACTCGGAGGGTGACGAAACAAAAGCGTCAAGAGACTTTTCTCACGCTGAGGGTAAATGTACACATGCCACAGGTGAGAGGTCACACGCAGAGGGTTCAAATACTAAAGCAACAAATACTAGTGCACACTCGGAGGGTTATAATACAGAGGCGGCAGGACACGGCGCACACGCAGAAGGTGGTTTCACTAAAGCAAAAGGTCTAGCTTCACATACAGAGGGTTTTGGCACTGAAACAATCGAATCGGCAGAAGCCGCCCACGCTGAAGGTTATGAAACTGTTGCTGGTTATCGTGCTCATTCAGAGGGTGAATATACAAAAGCAAGCGGTCGTGCTTCTCACGCAGGTGGCACACACACAATTGCAAGCGGTGCCTCACAAACAGCTATTGGTAAATATAACA